GCAAAACCGGGCGAAAGAATGTGTCAAGAATGTCTGGATAAAACCGCGGCCACAATTGGAAAAGAGGTTATTGTCACTGGAAATGGTTGCAATAGTAGAGCGCGTGTTGTGAGTATTGATATTGAAGCCGGCAATTGCAATGTTGAATATTTGGAGGATAAGGGAGTAATGATTCGCCCGAAAACTGTGAATGCAAACCAGATACAATTGATTGATTAAATGTATTTGTCTTTTCACAATAATTGTCATAAACTGCGAGAAAGCGGAGTTTAATTTTATATGTAAAAAATTGAAATAATTTGAAACGTTATATTTTATTTTATCAAAATAATTATGGCACTTCAGGAATACGAGGATAAGCAAATCGCACAAAAAGAGATGGTAAGGAAGCGGAAAGAGAATCACGTGGCAGCAAAAGCCAACCAGCAACAAGCTGACGAGAACGAGCGAAGGCGTATGGGAGAGTTGAAGGCGCGTTACATGTCCAGCAAGCGGAAAGAAGAGAATCGGGCGGCAGCAACAGCAAGGGCCAAGCAGCAAGCTGTCAAGAACGAGCGAAGGCGTGTGGGAGTGGGAGGGTTGAAGGCGCGTGCCAAGACCAGCAAGCACGACCAGAAAGCGAAATATGAAACAATTGAAAAAAGAATTGAAAATGTGGAAGAAAATATAAAAAAATATTTAATTAGTATTGGACATACTAATGGACATACTAATGGCAAACCATATGGACTTGACGCCGCAAGAAAAATGCAGGAGTTCAAAAAATCAATCAATAAAAACAATAATAAACTAATCGGGTTAGATAGGGAAATTAGAAATAAAAAAAGAAATAATGCTAGAATTCAGTTTATAAGAATAATTAGAACATATTTTAAAATGTGGAAAGCCTATTTAGAAGAGAAAGAAATGAAGAGAACTCATATTAAAAATAAGTTTATAAGAATAGTTAAAACGTATTCAACTCTGTGGCATGGTGTAAAAATAGGAGATAAACAAGAACATAAAATACGTAAAATGTGTCGAAGTGTGCTTTGTATTCGACAACAAAATAAGTGCGCTTTATGTGGATATAGTATGAATAACGATATTACATTTGAACATATTATTCCTGTATCTAATGGCGGACGGACGAGTTTGTTTAATGGTAAAGCCCTTCATAAAACGTGTAATAATTATATTGGCGTATTACCGATTGAAAGAAAAACAAACATGTTTGTTGAGTTGGGTCTAGAGCTGAACAACGACTATAAAAAATATGAGGATGAGTATGACGATACTTATGACGACTACTAGTTTTGTTTATATTTGGGGTATCATTTTCAAGAAAACGATGTTAAACGGCAATTTAATTGTGGTTGAGCTTGAGTTAATTTATTTTTTCTTCTTGTATTTTCCATTAATTAGAATATAATCTAGATAAGTTTTTTCCCAATCATACATACTCATCAAGTTCATCCATTGTTTGAATAAAGCTCTCAAACCACATTTTGGTATATAATATAACGGAGGTTATATCTTGATTATGATATAAAGTTATATATTTCTTAATATATAAATGTTTTGTAGAATTATTATCTGGTTCACTTTGGCAGGTTATGTTCATGGGTTTCAGTATCACAAACATAACAAACGAAATAAACTCATAACCAACTTTGGGAAATATCGCAAAAATATTCCTTTGGCCGATTATAATTTTGATGAAGATTTTTGCGACAATGAACGAGAACTCTTGAAAAGCAAAAACCAATTATATGAACCAAATTCGCATAATCAAAGGAAATACTCTGACGCACTCAACGATGATAGTATAAAGTTGGTCATTTGTGACGGACCGGCGGGTACTGGTAAAACGCTATTTCCAACCCAACTCGCAGCAAAACTGTTAAAGGATGACAAGTCAAAAATTGTGTTAACCCGTCCTCTCATCAGCGTAGACGAAGAACTAGGATATTTGCCCGGAAACATCAATCAAAAAATGGACCCCTGGATTATGCCTATTTTTGATATTTTTAGAGAATATTTGTCCCAATCTAAAATAAATACATTGATCAAGAATAAATTAATCGAAATTGTTCCATTGGCATACATGAGAGGGAGAACCTTTAAAAACACATTTATTATCTGTGATGAAATGCAAAATACAAGCATCAATCAAATGCTGATGCTATTAACAAGAATTGGTGAAAACAGTAAAATGGTCATAACCGGGGATATAACTCAGTGCGACCATTGCGAAAATGGATTAAAGGATTTAATTGAGAGACTTGATGGTCAATACGAAGAAATCGCACTAATTGAAATGGAAAAATATGATATTGAAAGAAGTAGTATAGTTAAAACAATATTAACTCTATACGAAGAATGATGGTTCATGTGAATTTTTGAACGAATATTTATCACTCAATCTACATCATAAACTCACCTAAATCCAACTTCATAATGTCTTTCTCCTGACATTCTTCTTTACAATGTTCTTGATAAATTCTTAGTATTTCCAAGAATTTTTCTTCATCTGACTTTTTGGAGCTGCCTGAAGAGCTAATATCTTTACCACTCTTTGAAAACCGCCGGCTCAACAAATACTTACTTGAACGTCCCTTTGCTTGAATGTATTGAATGCCTGGCGCGCCATTTCTCATCAAATCTCCCAGTTGATTGTTAGGAAACGTCCTGTTGTTCATTGAAGTTGTTTCGGGAACATTTTCAACGAAACCTAAGTTATCATTATTATTTTGTTCACAAATAATCTTATTTTTACTTTCGTGGAATGATACCATATTTTGCGAACGTGTTCCCAGTGTCAAATCACACAACCAATTCCGATAACTATTGTCTTGATTACTTGGTGCTTCGTCGTCGTGCATGACTTCTAGATTTTCGGGGATTTCTCCCATAAATGTTTCCCAAATTAGGCGGTGAATGTATTTGTATCTGCCCTTTATAGCTATCTGCTTATAACGAGAACCACAACGCATTTTTGATTGTTGCGCAATGTGTCCGTGACAATTTCTACATCTTCCGTGAGTTGAAAACTCATAATGGGTATATATTGGGTGATATTTCCATTCTTCATCTTCCATTTGAATTTCATAAGCGTCAAAGTAATATCCATATGCCTTATATTCGGGAATTTTAATCGCCCTTCTTATTTTGGACGCCACTGTTTTTAGCAATGGTTTCTTATCTTTTTGAACTACGTGTTCAATGATAAACTTGGCGCATTTGTCTACACTACGAAATAGACCGATTGTGGTTGATTTTTCTCGGTTATTTTTGTCTTGCGAGTCTGGTTGTTTCATAATCGTATAACGACCATTTCTGCCACCATTTTTGTTACTTTCGTTTACTGATTTCTTTTGTGCTTTAATACTGCTTTCGCTTTTGGAAAACCATCTTAAATTACAAATATGATTGTTTGTGGGATTATTGTCTATATGATAAATTGTTTCTAGTGATGGAGTGTTTGGAAATGCGGATGGTAATGCGACATGGGTGGATGAAAACGTAAATGTTTTGCCGTTTTTGCTTAAATAAAATTTTGCCCGAAAACATTTTGTTTGATTTTTTGTCTTTTTATTCCGAACAATGAAGCCTGGATCACCATTTTCAATAAACATGATTTCATACAAAGGGAATTCAATAATTTCATGTTCTTTTGTCATATTGTTCGTCTTGTGCGCCATAACTGGTAGCCATGCGTTCATCATAACGTTTCCGTAAAATGGATGTTGGATGCTCATTTTTAGATTTTTCCATACACTTGTTTACAAATAACTCAATTCAATTTTTTTATGAATGTGAAAAAATCGTCTTTGTTCATTATTATTTTTTTGAATATTAATGAACATATTTAACAATCAACCTATTTTTTAGATATTTTGAATTTTATTGGGAATGTTAGTAATGGGTGCTAATAACAAAAATTTTAATTGCTGTATGCCAATCCGCCCATACCACTCATAATTCTAAGAACATTGTAGTTTCTGGCGTAGACGCGCACCTTGGCGGTGTTTACGCCCTCAACAGTGGCGTTCGAGAGAACGAGCTGAAGTGTGGCGTTGTCAATGCGCGACATATTGCAGGTGCCCGACGGCTGGTGCTCCTCCGGGCGGAGCGCGAACGAGTAAACGTTGACGCCGGTGTCCGGAGCACGCGAGTGGTGCTGCCACGGTTGAACCTGGTCGAAGTAGGTGCCCTCACGCTCCGAGAAGCGGTCCTGTCCGTTAAGCTGTAACTTGGCAGTAACAACCGGATTCTCGCCCCAGCAGTGCATGTCGAGCGAGGTCTCGGCGAGGACGAAGGTGCCCGCATCCGAAACTCCCGACGAAACACCGGACTGGGTTTGGTTCCAATCGGCCGAGAACTCGGTGCCGGCAGCAGTAACATCCGCGGCACCCGCGGTCTCGAAGAGCTCGTTGGTGATGAACGCATCGTCGCCCATAACACCGGTCGGGCCACCGAACGCCTTAATAGAGTTCGGAAGAGCATCAACGGCATCGGTGTAGTTGAACGGCTGAGCGCCAAGAGCCTTGTAAAGAGTCTCGCCAGCAGTGAGCGAGGCGCAGTAGTCAACATTGGCATCCGGTTGGACAACCCAGACAAGCTCCTTACACGGGTGGTTGAAGTTGAGTCTGACCTTGTTAGACGACGAACCAACCGACTCAGCGCCAGTGAACTGAAGCTGCTCGATAAGGTACTCGTGCGGGTTCTGGGCCATGCGGCGTCTCTCGTCGGTGTCAAGGTAGACGTAGTCAACGTAGAGCGAAGCCGAAACGAGCGACTGAGCGTAAGCGCCCGAAACCTTAACATCGCCACTAGTTCCTCCCTCAAGAGTACTTACAGCGAAAAGGCACTCGTCAATGGCGCGGAGGTCAAGGTTGATCTTGACCTCGTGGTATTGGAGGGCAATGAGCGGAAGCGCAAGACCCGGGTTGGAGCAGAACCAGAATTGAAGCGGGACGTAGAGAGTGGTCTCCGGAAGAGCCTTTCTCGGGGCGCAAACTTGTCTCGGCGCCGACGAATCGCACGGGCCGTCAACATCGGCGAACGACGGATCGGTAACGAAGGTGAGTTGGGTGGTGTTACCAACCATCTTGTAGTAACCAGCCTCTTGGTTCTTGTCCATGGTGAGCTGGCACCAGATGTGCATCCAGTCACCGTATTGCTTCTCAATTCTCTGACCACCAATCTCAACCTCAACGTTCTCAATAAGCTGGTGACCCGGGAAGTCAAGCCACCTGGCGTAAACATCACCATCAGTGTTGAGCGATTGTCCAATCTCCGGAAGGGTAACCTGTAAGTAGGTTCTGTAAGCTAAGTCACCATTTCTCGAAACGGTGCATGTAACTCTGCGTCCGAAATCGGCTTGACCGTTGAAAGTCTGCTCAATCGACTCCATAGCGAAGTTAGTGTGTCTCCTGTAGGTGACCTTCCAGAAGGTAATCTGCGGATTACCAGTCAAGTAAACATCCTGCGCGCCGTAAGCTACTAATTGCATTAAACCACCACCCATGATTTTCTGTTATACTATACTAAAAGAAAAAAAAAATTTTTTTTCAATTTAAATTAAAATATTTTGTAATAAATTTGTTCAAAAAATCCTCGGTAAATACTTGTTTCTCTTTACTTTTATGCTTTGAAAATATATAACTATTCTGTTTTTTTTTAACAGTCCAACCATCTTCAATTGCGTTAAAAATGAAAACCATTTTACTGATATCTTTGTTGTTTTTACAATGTTTGCTTAGATCTATCTCATTCATTTGATTATATTTTTTATTTTATATTTAAAAGAAATACACAAAAGTTCTTATATGTCCGAAATTGAATCAAATTATACACTAGACAAATTATTCTCAAATCAAATCAATTCGTTTAAAGAAGAAGAAGCTTTGATTATAGAGAAATCTAGGATGAAAATATTATCCATTGAAAATAAAATAAAAGCCTGTAGCAGAAAAGACAAAATTAAAAAATACAAAGAAAGGATACAAGCTCTGAATCATAAAATGAGTGTTTCTCATAAAAAAATGAATGAGTATCTACTTTCCAATTCAGAACATTTATTTGATTATTTTGTTACAAAGCAAAATATTGAAAAAAACAATAATCCCAAAAAGGCATTGGATAATTTCTTTAGTAAGTCTAAAAAAGAAGAATACATTTCACATAGCAAATGTAGTCGGAATATGAAAGAATATCTAAAAGAAAACAATTTTGATGTGTACATTGAAAATTATCATTATCATAACAATACTACCGACGAACGTGACATGTGCAGTGTATGCAACGAGGGCGAACTTATAAAATCTATATATGACGGCATATTGATTTGTAATAAATGCTTTTCAACTGATAAATATTTGATTCACAATGACAAACCAGCATATAAAGAACCTCCTAAAGAAATATCATTTTATGCCTATCGGCGCATAAATCACTTCAAAGAGATACTAGCACAATTTCAAGCTAAAGAGTCAACTGATATACCAAACAGTGTGATTGAAGATGTTAAAAATCAAATAAAAAAAGAAAGAATAACGTTACATAAACTCACGAGCAAGCGGACTAAAGAAATTCTTAAAAAACTGGGATATAACAAATATTACGAACATATAACATTTATAAAAGACAAAATGGGAATAAAGCCACCAATTATGAGTCAACAACTAGAAGAAACGCTGTGTAATTTGTTTATAGATATTCAAGTCCCATATGCTAAATTCTGCCCAAGCGACCGTGTAAACTTCCTCAATTACTATTATACACTATACAAACTATGTGAACTTCTTGATGAACGGAAGTATTTGCCACATTTCCCTATGTTGAAAGATCAAAAGAAAATAGAGCAAGATCAAATATGGAAAAATATTTGTCAAGATCTAGGATGGGATTTTATACCTACTCTTTGAAATTTACAATGTTGTTTAAGATGATGATAATATAACGAATATTCATTATATTATCAATCAATTACGATTTACTTAAAATCCGCCAGGGAATCTTACTAGATTCGCGCCAATACCGAAGCCGGCACCGGTTCTGGCAGTCTCTCCCATCGACGGAATGTAAGTGTCAAGAACCGAGAATGTTGCGGCGGCGGTGAGGGCAATCAAACCAATTTCATCCAACTTAAGCGAAGCCTTCGGAATCGCGTAGCACGCGATAGCTACCATAAGACCCTCTACTAAATATTTAATAACTCTTTTTAAAACTTCTTGAACGTTCAACATCATAATATTATATTATATAAATAGAAAAAAAATATAAATAACTTTATTCTATAATATAGATAATGTCAGAACATATTGATTTGCTAGATGAAGATAGAGCAATCGCCGAACAGAAATTTGCGTGCCTGTCTTTTGTTTCGCCTGAGAAGATCCTAAAGGATAAGAATCTTTACTTTTTTGAAAAATTTACCGAGCAATATAATTTCAACAAACAAGCTGAATTGATGACAAAATTTTCAAATTATATATCCTACAAGTATCAACTAAATGCGGAAGATATCATGAACGATCTCAAAGAGTTCTCTACAATTGAGAAAGATTCGATGTATGAAAATATTCAAGATGATTACAAAAACTTCATGGACAAGAATGAAGAAAAATATGAGTCGCAGTTTAACAAGGAACACTCATTTCAGACATCGACGAGAGGCTTAAAGGTGAGGGGTGTATTTCCAACTCAAGAAGAGGCTGAAATGAGGTGCAAGATGTTGCGCCAGGTTGATCCGAATCATGATGTGTATGTTGGTCCGGTCGGAATTTGGATTCCATTTCACCCGGACGCATACAAAACTGGAAGAGTCGAATATCTTGAGAATGAGCTCAACCAACTTATGCATGAAAAGAATCAAAATGAAGAGCAAGCGAAGTTGCAATTTGATAATCGGGTTAAAGAATCTAAACTCAAGGCAATTTCAGAAAATATGGAGAAGGCCGAAAAACACGGAAATAAGCTAACGCAAACAATTAATGAAGATGGCGAACTGGTTGGAACGGATGAGGGTAACAGTCTAGAGAAGAAGTTGGGCGTAAACGCGTCTATGGACGAAATCAAGAAGGAACTTTTCGAAGGAGACAATATTGTTACTGGTAAAACAGATCATGGTCTCAGCGAACTGACAAAAAATTGATATCGGCGACTATATTTTTTTAACACCACAAAACATTATCCACATAATTCAAGATGGAAAGGGAGAAAGAAACAAAACAAGTGACGAAAAAATCAAATAAGTGTAATATTTGCAAAAAGAAAAGTGTAATAAATATAACATGTACAAAATGCGAGAAGATATTTTGTATTAAACATCGCTGTCCTGAAAACCATATGTGCGTTCATGATTACAAAAAAGACTTTGAATTATCGGAAAAAATAATATCATCCAAAATAGAGGTCATTTAATTTAGTTCACATTTTTATAAAAATAAAAATTATATTCACGTTTTATTTTTATTTTTTACTATTCGTAATATAAATGACAACAAGTGTTGTGTTTGATGATATTGATTATTCTCAAATTGAATACGATGCGAATGCTTCAGTAGATGAAGCTATGTTGACGGATCCGAGTGCGTCTATTATTGCGTTACAGGGCTTGCGTATTCTAAAAACCAGAGAAACCGGTGACGAAGTTGTTGTACCGGATACAATAGGTCGCGCCGAAAACCCAATGACAAACTTCAACGAAACAACTTATGAGCAATATAGAATGCGACGAAAAGCAGAAGTTTTAAAATACAATAAAAATAGTACAATAACCAAGAGAACACAATATTCTGCGTTGAGTTCATCA